ATGAACAGCACCGCTAAATTATAAACCTAAATTACTAATTGAGAAAATTCTAATAAACTATCCAAAAGCTCCAAAAAATATACCATTTTTTATGATTTGCAAACAAAAACAGCCGACAAGGAATAATCCCTGTCGGCTGTCTTACTACCTACTTGATTTTAATTTTCTGCCCCACATAAATGAGATTAGCGTTCTTGATACCATTGTTCTTGACAAGCTTTGCCACAGTGGTCTTGTAACGCCGTGCGATGCCCGAGAGCGTGTCACCACGCTTCACAGTGTACGTCACTGTCTTCTTGGTGGAGCTTGTAGTCGGCTTGCTAGTCGGTCTGATAGCCTGCTTCTTGAAGCCGTTCAGCCCTGCTGCCTTGATCTTCGCAGGATAGTCCACATAGCAGATATCCATATCAACACTGCCGCTGATACCGCTGACTCTTCCGGTAGATGAATGCTGCCACATACCATATGTGCCGCCGTAGTTACAGCGTGAGCCATACTCAGCGACCCAAAGAGCATATCTCTTAGCGACGTAGGCAGATATGTACTGCTGTAAAGGCGAACGGCTGATATACAGCCCTGCCCAGTAGCCTGCGTGTTCAAGTACATTGCAGAAAGTCTTGACAAGGCTGTTGCAAAATGCTCTGCCCTTTGCGAACTGTGAACGCTCCTCGAGGTCGAAGTATATCGGATACTCAAACGTCTTGCCCTTGATAGCGTTGATACAAGTCTGAGCCTCTGCCTTTGCTTCCACAACAGTTGCCGCATAACTGTACCAGTAAGCACCAACTTTCAGCCCTGCCGCTTTAGCAGCCTTGTAGTTTTTCTCAAAATATGGGTCTTTCTGATTGGCGTACTTACCATAGCCTGCACGAATGATAACATAGTCGATTCCAGCCGCTTTTACCTTTTTGAAGTCAATGTTCTGCTGATACTGTGAAACGTCAATACCCTTGAATGTCTTTGCCATAAAAATTACTTCCTTTCCAAATCGTCAATTCTATGATTAGCCACCTTGATTTTCTCATCAATCAAAGCATAATCCTGTTCCAGCTTGTAAGTCCGAGCAATAACGGAATTGTGCTTGTCCACACGCTCAGACAGCTTATCTATCTTGTACTCAATGAGCTTTTGGCTGTCGTACTGTGCCTGTTGCATAGTCTTACGGCTGTTAGATGCTATGACAAGCTGACACACTACCGCCGAAGCAGCTGTTATCAGTGCAACGATAATTGCTTCCGTCACTCATCATCACCCGACTTTCTTTTAGCTGACTGCGTTCCGAAGTAGAACGATATCACCACAGTAAACACTGTGATGAACTGCTCTGCTGAGATCGTGCGTCGAAGTGCCAACACGCAAAACACCGCTGTCAAGAACAGCGTTACAATGGACTTTACATCAATGAGTTTCGCTAACTTCTGCTTCATGGTATACCTCCTTTGTTATCATCTCATACTCCTCAACCGTGATCCACTTGCCAACAGCGGTGTGCACCATAGCAACCGACCACAAACGGCTGTCATAGTATCTCTTGACCTTGACGTAGTTCTTACTCATCGCTGCTCACCTCCAACTCAACACCGTTCAGCATAGCCAGAAAATCAACGTTTGCCTTTATCCTGTCTATCTCGGTGACTTTGGGCTTGCGAAAATTGTCTTCCGTCAGCCCCATGCTCTCAACCATAGATTTTTCTAAATCTGTCATGTTGTACCTCCTATCTCTGAAAGTTTCACGATATATTCTTCCTCGCTTGGAACGGGTATTCTGTAATCGTCATTACCACCCTTGAATGTCACTGAACCCCCTGCTTCGACTGTTAGATTTCGCAGAAAATCATCATCAATCAAGGTTGAAATATCGGTTACGATAGGGTTCGCCAACTCATAATACAGCATTACACCTGACATAGCCTGTTTGAATGCGGTAGCATCGGTGTAGGCTGTGTCTTTTACCTGAATCTGTGAAACTACGGTAACTCCGTCTATTGTGAGTGTTTTATCGACAAATACATTGGAACTTCTCGCAACTGTTCTATATTTACTGCACAATGCATTATAAATGGTTGTTCCAAATGCACCTAGATACTTAAAATTGAGATGTTTCGCAGGTGCGTAGAAATGATTTCCAACAGCGGAAGTCATATTAAGTTCCCAATCAAGCGTTCCAAAATCCACACTACCCACGCACTGAACGTATCGTTTATTCTCATAATCAACGTAGTTCTTAGCCGTTCCTGCCGACCAGCCGTAGCCAGGCAGATTGCGGATAGCTTCGGGGATTTGACGGGCGGTATCACCCACAGTGACATCTGTCACTACAGCACTGACAACCTCACCAGCGTTATATGGGTAATAGTCAGCAGGGAACATTTTCTCAAATTCTTCCACGCTCGCAGGTTCATTGTCTGAGCCAAACATAGCGGTGAGGTCATAAATCTGTGGTTGTAGTTTGACGTTATCATATGTAACGCCCTCATACACATATAACGTGTAGTACCATTTTGCATTGCTACTTTCATTTGTGATTATAGCCCCGTGGCCTGTAGAATCCTGTCCATATGATTGCGAACTAAACAGCAATTGGTCTTTTCCATAAACACCTGACAATGGGTTTGCAACCATTAGATATTTATGTCCTTTTTGGTTTTTAACAGGTTGTACAGAAACTGCATTACCTGTTGTGGTAGCCGTTCCATTCAGTGTAACAATGCCATCGTTAGAAAACGTAACCTTTACGCCTGCACCTGTGATTTCATTAGATGTTGGTTGAACCAACTGATTCCAAACAATTGACCTACCACCCACATTTTTCACCGACATCAGCTTTGCCCCTGTAGGCACTGTCTTTGCATATGCCGTATCTGTGTCAGTTTCAAACTGATGTGTCACACCATTGCCCATGTCATACAGTGCATTTACCCTACGTTGTAACTCTTTGTCCGTTAGTTTTACACGTCCTATATCAGCTGTATTCTCAGCTATCTTTCCGACCGCTGTTACATAGTCCTCAGGCAGACTATCCGCTATGGCTTGTGCTGTCTGTGCGGCAGTTTCGGCGGCAGTTCTGCCCTCTGCGACCTTAGCGGCATGGTCTGCCACTGTAGCCTTGTCGGCTGTGACCTGTGCCGCCAGTTTCTGCACTGCCTGTTTGTCAGCCGTAGTGCTGTCAGCGCAGGTCTTGGCGGGTTTAGCATAGCCTGCCGTTATGGTCTTGTCGGCTGTGGTCTGCTGTGCTGATGTTGCCGCCTGGGCTGCGGATATTTTAGCGTTATTCTGTGATGTGACTGCCTCAGCACGTGCAGTTTCTGCGCCCTGCATGGCGGTTTCTGTCTGCGTTGCGGACGTTTCAGCAGATGCCTGTGCGGTCTCAGCACGTTTCGCCGCCTGCGTTGCCGTGTCGGCTGATTTCTCTGCGGCTGTGGCAGATTTAGCGGCGTTATTTGCCATTGTTGTCGCCGTGTCTGCGGCGGTGACAGCTGTCTGCATATCTGCCGTCCCCTGCCTGCCTATAGCGTCTATGCGGTCTAATGCGTCCATAGCCACATCAGGCGACGGGATAGCATTATCGCCTATAGCCGTACCTATTCTCAGACGAAAAATTCGTGATTTTTTAACTAATATATACTCGTCGCCTGCTAATTTTTTAGCCGCTATCTGACACGATACTGTCTGCGCTGACCGCAGTATATCTGCCGTTGGTGTCCACTGTCCGCCTGTGATATCGACCTCATACGTCACACCATCACCGTAGTCTATCGTTAACACATAGCGGTCTGCACCATCTATCTCCATGCCCTCGACCGATATGGGTCTAGCATTAGTTTCACCAACATAGCCTAGCAATGCAGTGTTCAGTGTTACGTCATAATCTGCATTTAATGTTATCGTCATTTAATCACCCCTCTTTACTCTATTGCAATGTAATCAACATAGTATGTTCCTGTCGGGACATTTACTGTTGACCCGTTATTAGCTCCCATGCAGACGTTCAGATAGTACGACTTTCCCGAACCACTAACGTGGGTGCAGAACGTCTTGTATGGTGTTGGTATGTCTGTCTGCCGTAGTGTTGCTATAACCTGCTTAGGCACAAAATTCAGTCCAAGCGGTATCCTCATCAGCGCATTTGCTCCCGTCATCTTGTGTTCCACAGTGCCATAGTGTATCTTGCCGGCTCGGCTCAGTATCTCATCGATTTCCTCGCCTGCGTGTTGCATCGGATAATCGTTTTCGGTGATATCCTGCGCCAATGTCAAATTTTCATCAGCCATTATCTCGCCCCCTTAAAGTTGTTCTTCAACGCTCAGACCTACCGCAGAAATGTCTGCTGAAAGTCCGCCGTCAAAGGTAAATCCTAAATTCGTTATTGGTATATCATAGCTGTCTGCGCCGTTGGTGTAGGTCACCACGTCACCTATGTCGAAACGTGGGTCACCAAGTCTGTGGTATAGCTCAGTGGTGTACCACGAAAAGCCGCCTATCCTGCGCCACAGAGATTGTAGCAAAGACTCTGTCATGTATGGATTTTCAAACTCTAGCACACGTCCTTGTGTTGTGTCTGTCACGCCTAGTGACAACGTTTCATCGTCACTGACTTTGCAGATAATGCCCACGATAACGTTCTGCCTTTCTGACAGTGTTGGCATATCTATCGTGTTGTTATCCAACGTTTTCACGCTCTTGCCATACCACTTTCGGACGTACTTTCCGTACCTGTCAACATACCCGAACTGACCTTGTGCAGAGGAAAGGTAGGACAACATTTGTCGCATGGTCACGTCCTTTGGCACTGAGCTGACCTTGAAATAGAAATACTTTGAGTACAGCACCTTGCCGTTCTTATCTATCAACCTTCTGCCGTTCTTGTCACGCAATAGTCGCACCTCTGTATAGTCATTGCCGTTCTGCAATCCTAATTGTCTGCAGATGTCGTCCTCGACAGCTTTATTCCAATTTGGCATAGGGATATGCGGTACATACGGCTTGTCCGAAAAGTATAGCCTGTCTGCCATTGTCAGCTGAACACTGCCGCCTGACTTTTTGGACTTCACGCAAGTAAAACGTCCCATTGGTATCTTTTCGCCTGCAAGTATGCCGTTCGTTTCGTAGTCCACGAGGTACAGATATGTGTCATAGTTCTTTCCAAGAAACGCTGTCTCAGTGTCACTTATTGTCATGTTCCACGATTGCGAACACACGGCGCCCAGCTCGATGTCGTCTGAAAGTGATGTTGCCTGCATGGAGCTGTCAGCTGACATAATGCTGTCACCTGATATAACGCCCTCTGCATTCTCTATCCACAGCCTCCATATACGGCAATAACTCTCGATACGCTGAGCCACAAGCTCACTTGTTTGGTACAATTCGACTGCCTCCTTTACTGCATTATTAAGTCCACCGCAACGCCTTTGCAGAACTGTTTGTTCTCGTCCCAGCCGAAAACCTCATAAGTTGGGTCGCTTGCGTAAACGTCAAAAGTGCTTTCCTGAAATGTTTCATCAAGGAGCGTGATACTGAAAAACGGACTGTCAACGTTGGAGATATACTCATTGAGCTTTGCCGTCTCCTCACCTGTGAGATGATACCATTTCAGTGTGACAGTTTTCTTTATAGCTCTTATGTCGCCCACCATTTTACAGTTAGCCGTCCGCCCTGCATTGTTCGACCATATCTTGTTGTTTGTAAAGCTCACTTCCGCAGGTGTGGCGACCCTTTCGCTGCCGAATATAAGTCCTCTGCTTTTCATTTTCTGCACCTCCTATGCCCTTATTGGCGACCTGCCGTTGCGCTTGATATAGTCGTTGATATCATCAATAACTATCTGTGTGATAGTCCTGCCATTGAGCGTAAGCGGTATGGTAACGCTTATCTTCTGGTTTCCGCCTGCTCCGCCATAAGACACAAGAGCCTGCAAAACAGCCTGCTTGATTGTATCCAGCGGAGCTTCGATATTCGTGCCACGCTTCTGATCGCCCAGAACTGCAAGAAACTCTGAATTCGGCGGTATTACCGCACCTTGAGCAAGTTTAGGTATTTCGGGGATATCAATTTGGCTTAGGTCAAAGCCAAATGTCTGACCGCCAAGATCACCGGGAAGCCAATCAGGCGTTGTGAAGCTCAGCTCGTTTATGCCGTCGATTATCCAATTCAAAGCGTCCTCAACTGCACCTGTCAGACCATTTATAAGCCCGATTATCAAATTGATAGGTGTTTTTGCTATGTCAACAAGTGCGTCCCATACGCCTTTGAAAATCTTTTTTACACCCTGCCAAGCCTTTTTCCAATCACCGGTGAACACTCCCGCTATGAACAGTACAACACCTTTAAGTGCTGAAATAATGTTCTTCACGGCGTCAATTATATTGCTTATGACATTGCCCACTGTCTTTATTATCTTACCAAGCACACTGCTGACTATCGGTCCGAGTATGCTCACAAGCCAGTTCACAACAGGTGCTATGGCTTTGTTGTAAATGCTCAGAACGCTTGTGATAAGTGTTCCAACAAAGTCGAGAAACTCATCAAGCAGAGGTTTCAAGTGCTCCGTCCAAACGCTGTCAGCCACGTCCATGAGCTTGTCAAACACAGGTTTCAAGACCGTTTCCCACAGATTAAGAAATACGTTCTTTGTGGTGGTTATGCCCTCGTTTATGCCGTCAAATATAGGCTGTCCCCACTCGTTCCAAAAGTCTGAAATGCTCTGCCAAGTATCGCACCACAGTGTTTTCAAGGCGTTCAACACAGGCTGTGCAACGCCGTTCCACAAGGTATCGAAGATCTCTTTTATGTTGTCAAACAGTACGCCGAGAGTGTTCCATACCTGCGTGCCAAAATTCGCCATTAGGGGTAATCCTACAGTGAGAAAGTTTTGCAGTATAGGGAACACTGCCACATTCCAGATATCAGAAAACACCTTGTTGAAGCTGTCAAAAAGTCCTATGCCTATCTTGCCAAGCGTGCTGAAAGCGGTCTGCATAAGCGGTGTAAAATCGTTTATAAAATAAGCTTTGAGCGGTTCGGAAAGCGACTTTATATCGCTGAAAACTCCGCCGAGTATCTGAGCAAGTTCAATGCTCTCTTTTTCAAGTCCGCTCCATATATCAGCGAAAATAGGCTTAAAATTCTTATCAAGATAGTCTGCAAGCTTTTCAAACTGAGTTCTTACTGATTTGAAAAAGTCAGACAGCTTTTTATCTGCCTTTCCCGTATCCACCTCAACGCTAGTCCCGGAAGGCTGCATTATCTCCCCAGCTCCGCTGACCCCAGTGCTGTCTGACTTGCTCTCATCATTCAGCTTGTTCATCTGGTCAAAGCTTGCAAGAGAGCCTTCCTGTGCCTCCTGTGTCTGTTGTGCATTGTCGGCTATATCGCTGTAATTATCCGCCGCCTGAGAGGTGCTTTTCACTATGCTTTGAGCCTCGTCTGCACTGTTGCTTAATTCAAAACCGAACGCCTTTGAAAGTGCTTGTGCTGCCCCCTGCGCCAAGGATATAAGCTGTGAAAGCAGACTGTTTATCGCCTTGACAGCAGGCAGAAGAACGTTCATCAGCACAGTGCCGATAGTCGCTCCGAACTCTTTCCATTGTTCAGAAAGTATTCTAGTTTGGTTTGCCCAGCTGTCAGACGTCTTTGCAAAGTCGCCCTGTGCAAGAGCCGTTTGCGACATAACGTAATTGTATCTCAGCTGGACTTTTTCAGCCTGCGACATATCGGCAGTTGACTTCGTTATACCCTTTGAAAGCGCATACGCCTGCAAGTTGGCGTCCGTCATAACGATACCGAACTGTTTGAGGGTCTCAGTTTCGCCTGTAAAAATTGATTTCAGAGCCGTGCTTGCCACGTCCTGACCAACGTTATAAAACGAAGCCATATCCGCCGACAGCCCTGTAAGAGCCATAGCCATATCGCTTGCACTGTCATTGGCAAGCCCCATTCCTGCCGCCATTGCCATGAAGTTTGAGCCTGTCTGCTTTGCGGTGAGTTTTGAAATGCCGTAGGTCTTGACAGCCGTGTCAGCGAAGTCCTCCATTTTCTGCTTGGACTCTCCGAAAGCCGTATCAACAACGTTCTGAATTTCCGCAAGATCTGAGGCTGTTTCTATGGATTGCCTGCCGAAGTCCACAAGCTTCTTGACGGAGAATGCTGCCGTCACAGCCATTGCAAGGCTTTTAAGCTTTGGCTTGATATCCCCCACCATATCGGAAAGGCTTTTCAAGCCCTTTTCAAAGCCCTCGCTGTTTATGTTGGTGTCAAAATTCAAGCACCCGTCAGCCATTGTCATTCACCTCCCGTCAGCTGTTTCAGAAACTCTTTGTCCTCGTTTTCAGCCCTCTGCTCTTCTGCCGAGAGCTTTCGTTTAAGGTCTATCATATTGCGGTGGTTTCTGTAAAACTCCTGCTCATATTTTTCAAGCTTTTTGCCCTTGTTAAGCTTTTGCCGTATGCCTATAACAGACGAAAAAAGCCCCTCGCCTATCTCATTGAAATAGCCAAGAAAAGTCCACCAATGAAGATATTTTACCGTCCTCGTTTCAAAACCTGCCGCCTTGTTCACCGCAGGAAAAATAATACTCTCGTCCTGCTCCCAGTCAATAGTCTTTGCAGGCTGAACGCTCTCCTGCGGAACATCTCCACCGCCCACAAAACAATAAGCCTTGTTGACAGCCTCCTGCAAATGCTCTCGTGGAATATCCTCAGCGTAAAGGCATTTAAGACACACATAGCACTTTTCACGCTCGTCAAGTTCAGGGTCTGCAAAGGCTGAATAGATCCGCAGGATTACCCGAAAATCTGAGCGTATGGCATACTCTTTGCCGTCTATTTCAAGGGCTGTTGGCAAACTGCCTATCATTTCAGCAGCTCCCTGAGCAGAGCCTTTTTGCCCTCGTCAGAAAGCTCCGCCACGTTGACCACAGGCTGAGCAACAACGGGAGCTATGTACTTCTCCACCTTTTCTTCAAGCTTTATCTGAGCCGCCGTCTGTGCTGACTTTATCTCCTGCACCACCACCGCAAGGAGTGCCTCAAGGAAATTGAAAAGCACAGGCTTGCCGTTTGAAGCCATAGAGAACACGTTCACGCTTCCGAGCGCCGCCGTACACACATTGCTTCCAAATATGTCATTGACCATTTCTCTTGCACGCTGGTCATACTCTTTGAGAAGCTGAGTTCTGTCCTCGTTCTTCTCACGTTCTGACACTTCTTCTGCGATATTGTCAGCCTTGCTCATAGCGTCCTGTATCCTAGTGATGATACCAACGTCTGACACGTTTATCCTTATCACTCTGTTCTCGTCGCCGTTTATAGCGTACTCTTTGTAATTGCCGCTGTTAAAATCTATTGACTGCATTGACATTTCTATCATCCTTTCTGTATTACGGCAAACAAAAAGCACTCCGCTCTGAACGAAGTGCTTTCATATGTTTGTCATATAGTTTATTCTTCCGTAGTCTTTGCAAACGTTGGCACGCCTGCCGCAAAGGTGACAGAGCCTTTCACTCTGTTTCCTGCAAAGGTGCAGTTGAACGGGATATTTACGCCCCCCTGTGGTCCGCCATAAGACTGCGGCTTGACTATGACATCTTCCGTCCATGCGTCATACGCACCTGTGGTCTTGTCAACGATAACTTCAAGCACGCTTGTCTTGCAGGCGTCACCGGTAAGACGATTCATCATGATATCCTTGAGCTTTTCGTAAAGTGCGTCACCGGGCTTTGCATAGAATGTATCAAGGTCGAACTCAGGCTCATAGCCATTGTCCTCAACTGTGGTTTCATCAAGGATATTCTTCTTTGTGGAAGTGTCAGGGTTGAGTGCCACACTTGCGTCCTCAACGTCCTTACCGAGAAGATACCAGCTTGGTGATGAAGCGACCGCTGCGAATGTAGTGTCAAGATAATGCAGAAGATGACTTCTGTTGAGCTTTCCGCTCTTGTATGAATAATCAGGCATATGTTTTCCTCCTTTTATATCTGATACTGTGCCGCTATCTGTAACTGATACTGCACAGTATCGTTTGTGTTTTCGTTTGGTATTGCATATATCATTCCATTTGCACAAGTGAGCTTTTCAAGAACGCCTGTCCTTTCCTCGTCCTCTGTTATGGTAGTGAACGTGGTATCTCGGTGCTTGTCTGCATAGCTTTCAAGCCACATCTGCAATTCAAGCAATACGCCGCTGTTTGACATTCTGTCAAAGTCGTTCATAGATTGATACACCGCATAGAGAATGAAGTTATGCTGTCTTGTCTGACCGCCCAGAATATCAGAGCTTATAAGGCTGTCGCCTGTTGAGGACAAGCCGTAATTGGTTGGCGTATCGTCGGTAAAGTCGATATGGATATCGTTGCAGACCTCCGATATTTTCGGAAACTGCTGCAAGATATCTTTCACAAGCTCGATTATGTTCATTTCGCTTTGCCTCCCATTATCGCCGCCGCTCCTCTGAGTATTTGCTGTTTCTTGTCGGCTTTCATTCGCTCAAACCAAAGCTTGCCGGCAAGTGGCTCTTTAAAAGTGCTGTAAACAAGGTCTTTGTCCGTCAGCACTTTCTTTTCTCCATGTCGGGCGTATGCCGAGCCTGTAACAGATGATACCATAAGCTTGCCGTAATACTGATAGCGTGCGTAAGGTGCAAGATACTGTATCTTGCCGCTGCCTATTTTTGTGCCTCTCGTGGCAGACTTTCTTAGATTCGTGCTTAGGGTAGGTGTATACCTCACCATATGCCTTATGCACTCGGCGTCAATAAACTTTTGAGCCTTATCAAAGCGTTCTGAATACTTGCCTGCAAAGGACTTATCCCAAGTGATAGCCCTGCTGTCCATAGGCTGACCTATCTTCATTTCACGCTCACCTCCATATGTGGCAGACCGCCGAACATATAATCATCAATGCTCATTACCGTAACAAAGTCATACTCCGCACGGAACATTTTCATGCTCTCAGATATGCTCTGCGGCGTTTGATTATCGAACTCAAACTCGCATTTTCCTCTCACAAGCATATCCTTTGCAGGGGTTTTCGGTACATTATCATCATAGAAATACACCCTTGTGCTGTCTGAGGTCTGCATACCGCTTTTCACGATACTTCCCGACTTATTCTCACACCAGTAAACTTTCTCTGCATACTTCCGCACAAATCCCTCTGTCTGCTTGTCGAAAAGATACACCGTGCAATCGCTGTTTGCAAGCATTTATCTCACCCCTCTGTAAAGCAGTCCTGTTCCGCTGAGCCATTTGTACACGATATCGTGAACGGCTCTGTCAGCGTTCTGCCTGCGGATATCTGAGCTTTCATATGACTTTGACCAGCCCCCTACGCTTTCGGAAGATACCCCCTGAGTGCCACACTCCTGCTCTGCCTTGAAGATATTCTCCGCAAGCTCGCAGCAGCACATTTTCACTTCTTCGGGGATATCGTTCTCGTCAACGTTGTCAAGGGTATATTGCTTCATAAGGCTTGTGGCTTTCATTACATAGAAGTCAAAAGCGGCAGATATGTCAGGCTCTCTGCCGCAAAGATAAACGCCTATATAATAGCTCTCGCTTGCATATGCTTTCATACTGCCGCACCTCTTTACTTCTTGAATCTTGCAAGCACTACCTTTGACTGGTCTGAAATAGCCACAGTGTAATGCTTGTCAGCAGATATATCTGTGCAGCGCTTTGTGCTTCTTCTCTCTGGTTCAACGTTGGTGTCACGCTTGAGGTAGATAGTCAGAGCTGATGTTTCGTCCTCTGTTTCAGTATCAGCGTTGAGCTTGATGATAGGGCATATGTAGAAAGTGCCAGCCTTGACAGCGGCGTTCTTTACAACATAGTCACCCACCTTTGGAGCATAGCCATCTGCACAAGGCGTTACTGAGCCGAGCTTTATCTGTGAAGCAGTCGGTGAAGCTGTGCTGTCCGCAACGACTTCCTTTGCACCCTCTGCGTCGCTGTCAACTCTCGCATACTGTTCCGGGATAGCCTCGTTAAGTGAAACCTTCTTTGACGGAACGATACGGCAATTCGCTATTTTGCCTATCTCGCCTGTCATTACCACATTGCCGTCATACTTATCTGCTGAAATGAAGTTCGGGTCCTTTCTAAGCTGTGAGTTCTGATGAGGGTTAATAAACATAGCCTTTTCGGTGTTCAGCTCCTCATTGAACTTGTCAACAGCGTCAACAATGCCGCTGTAAGAGATAGCAGAAGCCGAGCCGTCATAGATGAGCTGAGCTTTCATAAGTGCGTCCATGCTGTCTGCGTCCACCTTAGAAGCGATAGACATTGCAAGCTGTGAAGTCGCCTGACCTACAGGGTTGCCATAGCCGCTGAGAAGCGCTTCATCAGTTATCTCCACCGCTTTCATGGCTTTCTTTACCTTAGCCTGAGTGGAGTCTGTTTCAAGCTTGACAGTTTCGGCTTCAACGCCCTCTGCAACATCAACTGCATCGCCGATATACTTGTACTGCGGCACTGTGATAGTGTCGCCAGGCACGCCAACAAGCGTTCTGTCTATCTTCGCAAAGGGAGATACAGTTATCTTAGACTCTATCTTTGCGTCGATCATATCACTCATTACCTCAGGATCGATAAGGTCGGTGATCTTTGTCGGCTCTGCGAAATACTGCATAGAAATTCTAATGCCATTTGTCATTTTCATAATATCCTATCCTTTCAACTGTTCGTATTTTTCGGGGTCTGTTCGTTTAAGTTCCAACCTCTGCATATACCCCATTTTTGCAAAGGTTTCCTTGCTCACTTCACCTGCGGCAGGCGTGCCTGTGGGAGCAACCGGGTTCTTGATAGGCTCGGAACTTTCAAAAAGATAATCGTTATCTTTCTTCACGTTCTCGATAGCCGTCTTGATATCCTCAGCCTGATTTTTTGAAGCTTTGAGAGTTTCCACATCAAGCAAAGCTTTAAGAGCCTTGACGTTTCTTGCCTTACTTGCCGTGATAGCGTTATCAAGGGTAGCGTCAAACTCCATATCAGATATCTTCGCCTGATACTCGGTATCTTTCTTAGCAAGGTCAGCGGTGAGCTGTGCGACTTTGCCGTTAAGCTCCTTGACATCCACGCCCTCAAATTCTTTGAGAGAGTTCTGTGCAGTATCAAGGCTGTCCTTATAGTTATCACGCTCCACCTCAAGGCGGCTTTTCACCTTTTCAAACTCAGCCACAGTCTTATAATTCTCTGCCACCTGCTTTGTGATGTCCTGTTTCTTGTCCTCAGGGATAACGATACCCAGAGCGGCAAGGATCTCAAAAATGTTTTTCATATGTTTGTCCTTTCTACATAGCTTATATACCGCTCTGTCTGCGGTGTGAAAGTCTGACAGTTTAACGTCATATCAAGGACGAAATGGTATGAAAAAAGCACCCGGTAAGGTGCTTAGTTCCGATATTTGGGTATAAAAATACCGCCCGACCTTAGTCAAGCGGTAAAATTATCATTTGAAATACTCTGTAAGTTCAACTTCTGAATCAATGTACACAGCGTCAATATAATAACTGTTGTGTACGATTATCTTCTTTCCGTTTAATGTGTATATCTGCGTTTGTGAGCCGTCAACATCTGTCAGCATATCGGACCGTTCAATGCCTGGAATATGCTTTTCCAATGCTGCACATTGCTTTTCAAAAATTTCTTTGTCCGCAGCCGTGCAAATATTGTATTCATATTTTTTCATTGCTTATCATCCAATCCATACCTTTTATCTACTGATCTTCGTGTTTTTACAGCGGTCTTCAAAGTGTCTGCTACGGCTTCTTCTCTGCTCATGTTTTTTCGTGTCATTTTATCTGATACCAAGTCTTCAAAAGAAATGATAGGGTCGGTCTGGTCAAGGGTTTTACGAGCTTTTTGATCTTCCATTAACTCTCTTGCCTGAAAGCGATACTTGTTACGCAGTTCACAAGCTTGTCTTGCCTGTTCTTCAATAGACTTGCTTTTATCGATAAGCTGAGGGATATTTTTGTTATGGTGTCTGTACCACTTTCGCACGTCTATATCAGACATCTTACCTTTCATATCAATTATATCACTATAATCTTTTTGCGTCAAGTCTATCTTGGTTTTCCCCACCCCGATATTCCCCAGTCCGTCTGCGTTCACACGCTCTCTCTGCTGGGGCAGACCCATTGCTTTTGAAAACCTTGTATACTCCTGGGAAGTGCCACGATATCGGCTGCGTGCGTTGATGATATCCTCCTCATCAGCACCTGCCTCTTCAAGAAGATGTATTTTCTGCCGCTGAGCTCTCATTGCAGTTTCAAGCTTTCTTTGCCGCTGTAAAGCTTCATACTTTGTGTACTCTTTATCACCGTACTTAACAGGCTTGTTCTCCTCTGCATTCATCTGTGCAAGCTCCTCGTCTGTATAGGAACGTTCAGATATGCCGGGGATAAAAGGGTAATAATCGTGATAGCAATTCGCTCCGCACAGACCTGTCACAGTACCAAGACCGCAGATAGTTTCAAGCTCTTTTTTGCTGTAGACTTTGCCCTGCCATTCTTGATGAGAGGGTCTTGCTCCGCTGTGCCAAGTGACTTCAAAATAGTCTGTACCAAGCTCTTGGGCGTTGTCCTCATTCATTTTTGCGGTTAGCTGTGAAAGCCCTGTCATTACCGAACGCCTTGCGGCTACGTCTGCTCTGTTGCTCCAGCCTGTGGCATAGTCCACAGTGCGAAGACCTGAGTTCGTCATATCCGAAATGACTTTCTTTATGACCGTATTGTAATCGAACGCTCCGCTTGCTATGCCCATTATGGCGTTGTCAAGGCTCTGCTGATAGAAGTCAGCCGCCTGCGTGAATTTAAGCTTGCCGTCAGGCTGTTTTACTGCAAATCCGAGTGACTGAGATATGTTTTTAAGCTCCCCCGAAGTCTGCTCCGATACAGCCGACAGCAGCCTTTGCAGGCCCTCATTTTCTTCAAGGGGTATCCGTGCCTTGCCTTTGGTCTTGTATATGCTATCGTCCCATTCATAGCCTTTTCGCAGGATATCTTTGAACAGATGCTTTATCTCAGCTTTGGAAAGGTCAAGATTATCGGCAATGGCTTTCTTTATCTCACGCTTGCTCATTCCAAGCTCATGAAGTCTGTATATCTGCCAATCTGCCGAACGTGTTATCTCGCCGTTTATCTTTATCCTGCGGACGATGTCCTCCATTATCTGCATTTCAAGGTCACGCAGGGGCTTGTCAAGAACCATTGAAACTCGCTCTATCTCGCTTGCTTTGAGCATTATTCTATCACCTCTGCGGTGCTGTCGGAGGTCATTTTCTTAGCCGTTTCCTCGTCCTCACCATACCATTTCATTCGGTATTCCCACAGTGGCATAATGCCCATAGAAACGTCCTGACGGTCGCTTGCACGCTTTGTTTCATCATCTGCAAGGATACTGTCCTCAAAGTTCACAGACAGCTCATAACCGCTTTGAGTAAGCCCATTATAGAACGCCAGCGAATAGCACAGGTCTTCAAGGCAGACACGAAGGTTATTCTGTATCGCCGTGACAGTATCAAACTTTCTCTGCTTTGAGGACTTTATCTCCGTTGCCGTCTTGTCAACTGTCTGAGGGTTTGAGATATCCCCATAGGACAGCCCCACAGTAAATTCTATCTCACGCTTGTATTCTTCAAGTCCTGCGATAAAATCAGCCTGTCTTAACTGCGGTGAGAACTCGTGATAAAAGTCACCGCTCGTGCCAGCCGACACATTTACCCCTCTGAAAAGCCGTTCATTGAGCTTAGGCATTTCTGCACGTTTCTTACCTGTGAACGGGTCTGTCACAGGTCTTAACACAGCCTCGTCAACGTCTATGGCACGTTCTCCTGATTCAAACTCCCAATCGAGCCTGCCGAATTGGATATCAGCTTTTCTTATGACTTCTTCCGCCCCTGCGAACACTGATACGCCTGAATGTGAACCGTCAACTGTATTGTCGATAGGGTTGACATAATAGCCGAAAGAGGGTCGCAGCATAAGAGGATAGGCTATCTGAGGGATAAGCTCCGCCCACTCTGAAACAGCTGTGAGGGGTATCTCAGCACCGAGAGATACGCCGTCATTGGAACGAAAGGCCCTGTTTGTGATAGTCAGCCCTTTTTCATAGTCCAGAGCGTGATATTCAAGCCTTATGCGGTAATCATTATCGCCCATGCGTTTTATCTCAGGGAAAATGACCTTTATAAGCCTGCCGTTCACGTCATACTCTACAGGAATGAACTGCGACTGTGGAACATACTGCACCTTATCAGCACCCAGCGGCTTTATTATCATTGCTCCTGTTGCAAGACCTCTTTGCAGATTTTTGTTGAGGTTTTCAAGGGCGTTTTTCGTTATGGTATCAAGCTTATCATTGGAAACTTTCAGTGTCATTTCATTGATAGCCGTGTTTGCAAACTCCCTCACCACAGCGTGTTCAAGCCGCAGAGAGTGAACTCCCTTGGGTGCTGCCTTGCCTGCATACATTCTGTCCCACTTGTCAATAGATCTTATCATACTGTCCGTCACGGCGATATCAATACCGTAAACGCCCTTTATATCTGACTTTGAAAGCATTCTGCTTATCCACTCCCTTATTTTTGAAATAATGCCCATAGCTTACTGACCCCGCCTTTTCCATACTCTTTCCATTGCATACCGAACGGCGTCGATAACGTGGTCATTGCCGTCGGGATAGCCGCTTATAACATTGCCCTCTTTATCCCTGTCATACTCGCAGTTGATGAACTCCTCGCAAGCCACAGGACAACGCTTGTTATCTATAACGATACTTCGCAGAGATTGCAGCCACTTATATGAATACTCCCTGCTGTTAGGACCTTTCTCTGCGCCTCTCGCAAGCAAGCCGTATGCTCTGTAATCTTCAACGGACTTATTTTCTGCACTATCACAGGTGATAAGGTCGTTTGCCGTGATACCCAGCTCAAGCAAATGCTTTGCGGTATCAATATTCTTTGTTTTGTTGCAGGTGTACTCCTGCCATATGAACAGCGTGTGCTGAGCAGGGGCATAATGCACTCTGACAAAAGCGTAAAGGTCGGGGTACCAGCCCCAGTCAATGCCGTTATAGATGTTATCGAACTGTGCTATCTCGCTGTCGGTTATCTCTCTTATGAGGACGTTATCAAAAACATTGCCACCCGTACCGTTTGCAACGCCCATATACTCGTTCTCATAGGCAGTGGGATTGGTTTCTTTGAGAAATTCGGCGTCATCAAGGAATGGCTTGCCAAGCCACTTTTTCGGCACAGTAAGATAAGTGCTTTCGGTAACGAGTCTGTCCGTTCTCGGCACTTTGATGTACTTATTCGCCCAGTTCTGAGCCGACTTCGGAGGGTTGAAAGACTTGAACTTATATGCTCTCTCACCGCCTCTTATAACAGACTGTTCTATCGTTCGCACAGCTTCTTCACCGCCGAACTGGTCAAGCTCCTCAAACCACACGATGCCAATATAGCCAAAAGGCGGCTTGATAGACTTTATCTTGTGCGGGTCATCAGCACCACGAAAGTATATTTTCTGTCCTGTTGAAATGCGTGTGATTTCAAGGGGCGACTTTGTGCAGGCAAACTCATCATCAAGACCAAGTGCAGATATTGCCCAGAGTATCTGAGAATAAACGCTGTCTTTAAGAGTATTCGCCACAGCACGCAGAACGCAGACGTGCATATTCTCGTTCTTCATCAGCAGGTCGATAACGTTCAGACCGCAGAATGAAGATTTAGTCGAGCCACGTCCACCGGGGAAAACATACTCGGAATGTTCCTGCTCTGCAATATCGAACAGGACGGGCGAGAACGCAGGAGCGACAAGGCTCGCAGGGATACCGCTGTACACCTTATCAGGCATAGAAACAGGCTCAAGCTTTTGTTTTTCAAGCCTGAGCCTTGCGTTATCGTATTTTATCTTATGTTTGAGCATATCGTCATCACGGATAATGTCACGCAGCTCTTTCACCGCCGCAACGTCCCCTTGCTTTGCCCTTGCCATAAGAGCCGCATTCACAAGAAGCATATTATTTATGAAGTCAGGGTCAAGGCTGTTAAGGTCAATGCCCTGCTCAACGAGGAACTCATAGTCCGCTCTGGTATTGGCAGGCTGTTCAAGCAGGAAGTCCATCACCTGCTTCATAGTCTTTTTACGCCTGCGGACTTCGCCTGATTTTTTACCGCCTTTTGAGCCGTTTTTTCGAGCTTCACTCGAGCTTGGAACTATTAAATTCTGTTCATTCGGCATTCACCTCACCTCGGTTTTTGTTGTTTTGGAATATAAAAAGAACTGCCACATTGTTGTAGCAGTTCGTAAGATTATTTTTTGTCAATGATATAATTTAATTCATCAGCAGACAAATCCGCTGAATGAATACCATTTGTTCTGGTCTTAGCAAGTTTACCAAATCTCTCAAGCATTCCTTTATACTCTGGCAGGATTTTACTGTGGCTGTTAAATTCACAATCTTTAAATTCCTGATACTTGCCATTAGATTTTATAAGCCATTCTGCATATTCATAATACTTTGCTTCTTCATTATCATTTCCGTCAAAGCCTCTAAATATATAGTCTTCACGATCTAGACCTGTCACATCTTCAAGATTGTCAAAAGAAAAGGTCATGCACCTTAACATCTCTAATATCTCATATACTTTTTCTGAAACTGAATACGGGACTTCACATAACGCTGGACCGATCTCTTCATAATTATACTCAAATCCCTGTGCAAGAATATCTTGATATATCTCATATTGTTCAGCGTTATCAGTATCAAGGCGTTTAAGTATCTCATACTGATTAAAAAGTATTATTCTGTCTTTTCTGCTAAGTTCCATTTTAGAACCTCCTTTTGTTCATTTTCTATATATTAGCATATAAAGCATAAAATATCAAGGTTATAAACAAAAATTCTCCCTACTGCACAAAATCATTTTGCCTTTTTTATGCAGTATATCAAAAATTCGACATTTATGAACTTTTTACGACACAATGCAAAAGCGACCGCAAAATGCAGCCGCCCTTGTGAAAATATTATAAGGAGTTAAGTAAATGGTGGAGCAGATATCAAGCTGGCACGCTCTCGACCTGCATAGCCCCTTACGGGGCTTAGAAAATTGGAGGTGACTTCAATGAAAGTACAAGTCTAAGGTACATCTACACTTTCCTCAGTATAAATTATAACATAGTGAAAAGTCACAAACGTCACATTTATCATGTTTTTTGCAAATATCTTTGGATACGCATTTTGATACAGCTCTCTGACATTCTCCCACCGCTCACCTGCATAGCTATCTGCAAGTACGTCTTACCCTTGATGAATTTCAGCACGAACATTCGCCGTGTCTGATAGTCATCTATCCCCTTGATAAATTCCTCCACAGTCCTCTGCTCACGCTCTAACCGTGCCTGCTCACACAGCAGTGAAAGTGTATCACCGCTTGGTAGAAAGCCGTCTATGCGTGTGCTGTGTGGTGTGTAGGACGGCGGAGTGCATACGCTGATACTGTCGGCAACGTACTTGCCTGAAAGCTCTGCCTTGATGTCCTCAATGGCTGAGGCGTTCCTGCGGTAGGCTTTCAGGCGTGACATGGTCATAGGGTCAGCCATTGCTGTCACCGTCCATTCTTGCTCCGCAATTCGGACAGAACTGCGGTAGGCTGTTCGTTGATTATATCGGCGATACTGCTGTTATCACCCAGAATGCCTGTTATGCCCTTTTCGTATATCGGCATACACGCTGCCGATAATTCGTTAATCAGATTGTCTGCGTCAATGTATTTTGCCATATGTTATACCTCCAATCTGACACCGGAATATTCAACCCTAAGTGCCTGTGAATTAAATAAACAAACCGGAGCGAGCCCGTGACTGCTGTGCGCATTGTAGTTGCTGATAGCTCCTGTCGGGGTGACGGAACGCACGCCGCTAGCGTTGCCGGTGTCGCACCTCCAAGGAGTGAGCGTCCACATACATTCTTCAAACAGCGGTACATAGTCTCTATACTTGCGGTACTGCTCGCAGGAAAGGAGCGTTATATAGTCCTCGCACGTTCCGTAAGCTTTATCGCCGTTATCGGCGACAAGGTCAGATGTTTGCTTTATAAGATGCTCCGTGTTAAAATGATCCTCGAGTACATTTTCGTTAAGAACGCGGCGGAGAGTGGATTTCTCCCAGTTGTTGCAGCCGTCCTTGTACTCCTCGTTAAAACGCTTTTCACACCAACACTCAGCCGTTATTGCTAAGTAGTTGCCGTTGATAATGTCAAGGCATATAAAGTCTATATCCTTGTATTTAAACTTCATTCCAGGTTTTAATTTGATTTCAAC